GAAGGAAACTGTTGAAAAGGCTGCTGACTACTACCTCCCCCGGGTCTATCCTTACCGTAAGGTATAGATTTTTGAGTAAAGTTACCCTGCCCGCTATAGTAGAAGAATTTAGGATCGTTATTTAATAATTCTATTAATGCCATCTCTTATAATTATCTTAGAGGTCTAGGACCTAGGTTACTTGCAGCATAATTCATGGGTGCGTTCCTGGCAACTGCTGTTGCAACCGGGGCACCATCTATGTTTACTGACATAACCTTACCTTGACGAGTTTCGTTTAATAATTGTTTTAATAAATCAACCATTTCATCCGTTCTACCTAATTTTGTACCTCCGGCCATGGTAATGGTATCTTCATTCAAAGGCTTAAGAACGAAATCTTTTACATTAGCGCTATTTTTTTCTACCCCTAAACTTCTTATTTTATCACCTATATTTTCTGATTCATCCATTTTTTCTATCATACTCTGGATTTTATCATTAGTACCAAATGTAATTGCATTAGCTACATTTAATAAAGAATATGCTATACCTTCAATCATATCAGCAAGAGTGGCTACTCCCTCTTTTAACATATTTACTAAGCCTTTTACGTTTTCCGGATTAGTTAATTTATTTATTAATCCAGTAACATATTCTACGACTCCGGATTTAGTTAAGAAATCCTGTAAAGCTCCTTTCACTTTATCAATTAAGGCAGCCATTTTTTCTTGAGCTGATAAAGCTGTAAGATTTTGATATGCTCCTTCTCCTAATGCTTCGTTTATATTTTCTTCTGTTTTATATCGCTGTAAAGCAAGTTCTAACTTACGTTGGTTATTATCAGTATCTTTAGCACCAAGTTTTGTTAGCATTTCTTGGTTTTTAAGAGTATCTGCTAAATCTTCCCTTGACATTCCTACTGCTTTTGCAATAGCTTCTTGCTGGATCCTATTCATATCCAGGAATTCTTGTGCTGAACCGAATTGCTTTGTTAATTCCATTGCAACTCCGGCAGTGTCTCCATCTAATGCAAGTTGTTGTGCTTTAGAAAGATTAATATTTTTACCTGTTAGTAACTGAGCCTCTAATTGATTCTGTATAGAAGATTCGAAATCTAGTAAATTACCAGCAATTTGATCTACTTTTGCAAGATCCATTCCTAAGGCCTTAGTTACTAATAAGGATTTAGTAAGTTTTTCAGGATATTTAGCAAATTGTAATCCTAATACACCACCTAATTTAGTAACTTCACCTATAATTTGCTTATAATTGAATGATATCCCTGTTGCAGCTTTTAAACCTGCTACTTGACTTAATACCCCTGTTACTACCTGTTTTTGGTTTTGACCTGAAATAATTGATGTTTTGGCTAACTCACCCATTTCATCGGTAGTTAATCCCATTACTTTCTTTAATTCAACCTGAGTAGATAGCATTTCACCTGTTAATATATCATTAACTTGTAACTGCTGGGAGAGATCAGTTTGAACCTCCATCAAATTTTCAGTAGTAAGTAATAATTTACCACTACTTGTTGCTATATTTGCAAAATTATTTCTTATTTGAAATGATTCTTCTCTAGAATATCCTAAATTTCTACCAAATTTTACTGTTTTATCTTCGATTTCTACAATAAAATCGAATAAAGCTTTCATTCCTCCTATTAATCCACCTATTGCTCCGCCCACTCCAGGTATCATTTTAAGCATATCAACGCTTTTATCTATCATTGATCCGAAACCATCACCCTTACCTGTTATTGCTCCTAATGTAGCACTTATTCCTGAGGTAGTTTTATTATATACATTTCCTACAGTATTTTTTAACTTCATACCTAGGGTTATTTCTTTTTCTATGTCTTTTGTAGCCTGTCTTCGAGTTCTTGCAATTCTTTCTGCAGCTGCATATTCTAATTCTTTAACATTAATATTTTGTTCCTGTAACTCTATTTCTTTTTCTAAATAAGCAATTTGAGCATTTTGTTGTTTTTGTTGAGATACATTTCCAGATCTTACAGCTTGTTCATATAATTTTTCAGCTTGGATTTTTTTCTCTATATTTTCAACTAATTGTATTGCATTAAATTGTTCGCTAAGACTTAATTCTTTTGATAATTCTTTTAATTTTTTATCAGCAATTAATTCTTTAACTTTAGATTCTGCTACTTTTTTCTTAAGATTAGCATAACCTTTTTCTTTGTTAATTATATCTAATATAACGTCGCTTTGTTTTTGAAGTTCTTTATTTAATGAATTAATACTGGTAGCAGAATCTTTAACTATATCTCTATAATCTCCCTGCGCTCTAATATAGTTTTGTAAAACTGTAAGAGTTTCTTTACTAATATCAATATTATCTTTTGGATTGGTTGCCATATACTAGTTTATATGATATAAATATCTATTTTCTAAGATTTTATATTAGTAGTATAGGTAGGCTTAGGAGGAAGGTTAGGTTTATCTAAAGATTTACTATTAGTTTTAGTTCCTCTTGCTTTTTCCATTTCTTCGTTTCTTTCCTCTATATGCTTATTTATCATACGAATATGGTATCTCCTGTGAGGAACCGGTAGATCCCAAACATCAGATATAGGAAAACCTCCTTGACCGTGATAAGCCAGGTTGTGAACCTCTTCCATGAATGCCGATCTATAATCGGCTCCCGGGAAAAAAGAAGTCTAGCTCGAACGGCATTGATATATCTTTAACCTCTGTACCGTCTGATAGAGTAAAGCTGACCTTAAGATCAAGATCTGGGGTAATTTCTGAAATATAATTACGGAATGCATTAGCATCAATAGATAATAAATAATTATCTACAAATTCTCTTATTGTTTTTTGTTCGTAATCACCGTTTACTGAAAGGATTTGGTATTTTAACCTTGTAGTTAATTCACCTCCTGTACCTATTTTCTTTAAACCTTTTAATTCAGAATCTATTTTCTTGGAATCACCATGAGTTAATAGTTTAAAAGTTAAAGTATTTTTAGAACTAGGTAATACGAATGAAAATTCGTTTTTATTTTCATATAAAGAATAATCTACTTCTTTATTTTCGAATTTAGAAATATCTATAGTTATTCTTTCCTGTTGTTCGGTATTAGGATTGGTATATCCAAAAGTATAATCTTTACCGTAAGCTAGAATTCTTCCTGAGATTAGGATAGCATTTTTATCACATAATAATAAATCTTCATAATTAATAGGTGATTTAATTAATGCCTGTAAAACTTTATCAATTGCTAAACCCTGCTTTAATAAATTGATATTAGTTAAAATGTCTTCTTCTCTTGCAGTCATGTACTTCATTTCGATAGTACCGCTTGATAATGCATTGTCTTCAGGATATAATAATCCTTTTGAAGGTAATTCTACTGTTTCGGTAGGAAAACTAAATTTGGTTGTGGTATTTTCTTGGCTCATAACGTAATAATATTAATATCTTTATATATAAATATCTAATATATAAAAATTTTTACATAAAAACAACTTTAATTTTAATTAGATCTAAGAGGTTATTATCCTTAGTTATATAAATGTATATAAAATAAAAAATCCCCTGAGAGATCAAGGGATTCTTATTAAATACTTAAAGATAAGTAATTTATTATACAGTTTAAAAATTTAATACACAATAATCCATTGCTACTGTTAATCCAATCGTTACATAAGCATCTTGTGACCAATCATAATCACCAAATGTAGCACTCTTAACATATGCACCTTTGATAACCCATTCACTAACGATATCTCCTACTGGACCTAATATGTTAAGGGTTAAATCTTTTTTGTAAAAATCTGAGTAACCGTTTCTACCTGTTACTGATTCATGTCCTAAACGAACCCATTCCATAACTGCCTGGGCACCTGAAGGTGTGATAGGATCGTATAAGTCCATTGAAATATCAGCCCAATCTGCCTTACCCTTTAATTTACGGTAAACGTTAATGTGATCTAATTTGATATCTCCGAAGGTAACACTTGGAGAAGCAGCTTTCTTTATAAGGTAAGATGGAATACCATCGATGTACATTATAAATCTATTCTGAACTTTTGGTTCAAAGGCTGTGTAGAATATTTCATTCGGGTCTAATACTGCCATGTTATATTATTTTATTATAAATATCGTTTGTTTTGTTTTTTATACTT